AAACTATGTCACGCAGGACAGAGCAGTGACCAAGGAAGACTACAGAAACATTCTTTTGAAAGATTTTTCTCAACTTGAAGATGTAATATGTTGGGGTGGAGAGGACAACGATCCAATTCAGTATGGAAAGGTATTCATATCAGTAAAACCAAAAGAGGGTGTATTTCTTTCATCAGAAGAGAAGACAAAGATAATACAGACAATAACCAGAACAAGAAATGTGGTCGGTGTTCTGGTGGAATTCGTCGATCCAGAGGTTCTCTACCTGAACCTTACAGTAAATGTTAAAATAGATCCTATCAATCTACCACAGGGAACCAATCAACTCGTTTCCGATATTCAAGAAGCGGTATATGCGTTTACCGATGAGTATCTTAATAAATTCGATAAGGACTTCTATTCTACCGAACTATCGACGGAGATACAGTCTCTCGATCCACACATCATAAGCAACGATATATTAGTTTCTATTGAGAAGAGATTTGTCCCCATATTCGATGCAAAAGCACACAACTATACATTCAAGTTCAACAACAAATTGTTCCATCCTCAAGATGGATATAAGAGCATACTTTCTACCAATCTTTTTGGTTATCTAGATAGAAATGGCGTAGACAGAGATTGTGAACTGGAAGATGATGGTTATGGTAAGATAAAATTGTTCTATAGACAAAACGATTCCAAGGTAGTCATAAGTTCAAACATAGGAACAATCGACTATGATAATGGAATCATAAATTTGAAGAACTTCAAACCATCGTCCTTAATCAATGATTTCCCCATCGCTATGTTCTGCGTACCAGATGAAATTGATATAATTGCCAAGCAGAAGATGTTCCTTGTACATGAAAATCCAAGCGCCGTTTCTCTGGTAGTCAATCCAACACTAGTACCATATAAGAACAGATGATTACACTAAAAAGTCCATTCGAAGGTTCCACGGTCTACTCCAACAAGGTGTATGTCGATTATTCTGTAGCAGAAAATTCCAAATTTACGGACAAAGTTGTATTTGTTCTTGATGGAATAAAATTAGAAAAAACAGAACTTAATGGCACCTTCACCTACGATAATCTTACAGAAGGACAGCATCTTCTTCGTGCATATCTTGTAAACAAATCCAACAAGATAATTGTTGGATCCGAGAAGAAAATAAAGTTTACAGTAAATCTCGATGTGATCTACCTGAAGAACAAAGTATCAGATGTTGTCTCTTCAAGAATTCCAAGTTTTATCAGAGAAGACTATCAAACCTTTGTTACATTCATAGAACAATACTACAAATTCTTGGAGCAATCAAACGAACCATCCAAGGTTCCGTTTTCTCAAGCGGAATTTAAGGATGTGGACTTTACTCCAGAGATACTTCTTGATAAATTCAAGAAATTATTCTTACCTGACTTTCCAGAGGAACTGACAAAGGATCGTCAAACAGGTACGAGTATAAACATAAAAACACTGATAAAAAGAGCAAAGCAGTTCTATCAGGCAAAAGGAACCGAAAAGTCATATGAGTTTCTGTTCCGTGTTCTTTTTGATACGGATGTAGAGGTATTCTATCCAAGAACAGAAATGATGATAGTCTCTGGTGGTCTTTGGGTAGAAAGAAAAACTGTAAAGATATTCAGTTTGGATAACGATAAAGCAAGAGCATTGATAGGGAATATAATTTATCAATTAAATGGTCAAGGACAAAAAATAAACAGAGCAAGAGTTACTGCATGTAGAATACACATGGAGAGTCCATATAAAATTGCAGAATTGGATCTATCGGAAATAAGCGGATCTTTTGTAGATGGTAACATTTACTGTGACTTAGTATACCAAGATTCTGAAGAAACATTTAGTTTTCCCGTGAAGAGAGGAATGCAGGATATAATAATAACATCTGGTGGAAGTAATTATAAAATTGGAGATACTGTAAAATTAATAAAAATAGGATCAGCAAGTGGTTCTGGTTATGTTGGTAGAGTCTCAAAAATAGATACAAATGGATCTATACTGGAAATAGAAACTGTCAATTTTGGTGTAAATTACGAATCAGCACCGAGTGCTTTATACACCATACAAGTAATCACAGTCGGAGGAACTGGTGCCAATGGATACCCATTAAGTACAGTTTTGATGGAATATACTGGTTATTACAAAAATTCAAATAGTGTTTTAGGTGCGAAGAATTTCATACAGGATAATTATTACTATCAAACACATTCATATGAACTCAGAAGTTCCATTCCTATGGAATTGTATAGAGATAGTATAAACAGATTGGTACATCCTTCTGGATATAAGATGTTTGGACTTCTTTCTCTTAGAAGTAATATCCTTCTTTCGCCCACTACACTTAATAACAAATCTCAATTAATAAGTAATTTTATAGGAAATTACTTGCCATATAGATTAGAATCCTCTATAAATCTTAGACAGGAAACTAATGATCTTTTCCCAGAAGGATTCAATCCAGAAGAACCCATACCTCCACAAACAGGTGAAGGGGAATTTATACACGATCCAGTTAATAATCCAATAAAAACCAGCGTCAAGAGGGCTTTCTATTCAAACGAAAGAGAGTTACCAGATGTTGCGGATATATATAAAAAGAACAATTATTGGGTAGTGTTTCCACATCCAAATTTTAATCTAAATACAAATGAAACTATAAATTCTTTCTTAGATCTAACCATAGCAGATCTTGCTGTGATTGATGATACAGTAACAACAGGGGATGTATTTTAATGGCAGACATACTAACATACTCTATGAGATCCACTTTTGCTAAAGAATTTTATCAAAGTTTGATTGATCCGGCATCCAATGATCGTTATTACATGTTTTTTGGAAGAGCAAAACCTTGGGATGGTGATACTCCTGTTTTGAAAGACACAATAAAAGAACAAAACGAAGCAAAAAGAAATTGTGTTTTTTATCAACAAATAATTCCTTCAGATGTCTCGTTGATCGTTCCAAGGTATAATTGGACATCTGGTGAGATATACGATCAGTACGAAGACGACGAGGAACTGTGGAAAAATAATAAAAAATTCTATGTTCTTGTACAGGATTTAGAACAATATAGCGTTTACTTGTGTCTTTCAAACAACGGTGGTCTACCATCTACAGAAGTACCATCTGGAACAGACACGGAAGAAATATTCACAGCGGATGGATATATTTGGAAGTACCTGTATACTCTTACTAATGAGATGGAGCAGTTCCTGACCAGTACATATATTCCAGTTGTCATCTTGGATAAGTTAGTATACACGGATGAAAGAGCAACTGCATTAAATGTAAAGGCAAATGCGAGCAACGGAACTATAGAAAAGATTGCTGTTGATACTAAAGCAATATTTACAAATCTTGTAAATAGCAATTTTTTATCCAATTCATATGAAGTTCTTACAGTGGATCCAACCGATCCTCTGACATTTAGCATATCTCTTTTATCTCAGCATTCTTCCACCAATAATTTTTATAATACAAATTACATAGTTTATTTTCAAAATGGAAAAGTAGGTACAATAGACACATATAGTGTAAATGCAGACGGAACTGCGACTATTTCTCTATGTGAGATTTATCCAGATGACGGTACTAATATACAGTCAGGTGATGTGTATAGTATTCTACCAAAAGTTAATGTCGTGGGAAATGGAACTGGTGCTGTTTCTGTCCCAGTTTTTGATTCTAACTCAGAATTACAAGAAATAACGGTTTTAAGTGGAGGATCTGGATATAATTTTTGTGAAGCATTTTTCTTAATTGAGACTAGTGCAGTTTTGAGTGCAATTATACCACCAGACGGAGGACATGGATTTGATTTTTCTAATGAATTGAAACCTACCAATATTCTAATAAGAAAACAAACTACATTCGGTGCTATACCAGACGATCAAGAAAAATATTTTGGTGCTGGTAGTTATATTCGTCAATATGGTATAGTAAAAAACATAAAAACAATAACTGATCAAAATCCTGATCAGATCAGTAATGAATATGATATGGTTTTGAAGTATGACGGTCTTGCTATTTATGGAACAATATACGGAGATAAAGAGGAATACACTTTACCATACTTCAGAACTATCAATAAAGTTCAGGTTAGTGCAGATGACAGTAGTAAATATAATAATTTTTACAGAATTGGTGATTTTTTTCAGTCAACAGATCGCTCGGCGCCTGAAAAAATATGGACAGGTCAATTGGTGGCAAAAGAACCAATAAATACCAACCCAAACCATTATATTCTTTATTTTTCTCAAGATTCTCAAAGTGGTTCTTTATATAGTGGGGATGGAACACTTACAAATGTAACTCAAACAACTGAACAATCTGAAGGTAGTGTTACAACTGAGATTGTATACACAAATTTATTTCAAGGTATTCAAGTTAGTGAATTGGAGGCATATTTATGCCTAAGTAATTTTGACAACAATCAGGGTCAGTTATTAGGAGCGTTTGACTTCGTCTATCCATCTAATACTTATACATTTAATGTAAATGATGTGCTAAATTTACAAAATAAAACTTATGGATCTATAGGTACATACAAAATATTAGAAATAATTACGCCTGGTTTTTCTTCAATTTTGCCATTTAATGCAACCCCATTACCTTCCAATAGAGTTTCGACTACATTAAGATTGGAACCACAGACTCTAGATTTAAATTTCTTACAAAATACTCAAAGTTCCCCTGTTCCAGATGTTATTCAAAATATAACACAGAATAATAGTTTGGATTTATTGGCAAATTCGAATTTTTTCTTCTCTAATCCTGTAAATTTTTTATATTATAAAGATAAACAAACCAGATTTTTAATTGAATTTGATTCATCCGATATTGTATTTTCCTCTCAACAAACAGCCCCCGCAACTGCACCTACTCATATTATTGGAAATGATACTTTAGCAATTTCTACTATAAAATCTTTGTCTGTGGATCCTAATGATACTTTTAAATTTAATATGAAAATAATGTCACCTACGGAAGACTACGAGCAGGCAACTATAAGTAATGGAAATGTTATTTCTGGCGAAGCAGTGACTTTACTCAGACAAGAAACATATAACGGATTTACTAACAGATTCGCTAAGATAGGCGAAACTAAAAATCTATATGTTTTGTCTGAAAATTATGATGTAAGTTCTCCTGTCAATTTACCAGAAACCATAACATCTTCTGTTGTATCGAAAATTACATTAAGTAGAACAGGTTCTGTTGTTTTAAATAATGGAATAATTCCAATAGGATCTTATTTATACAGAGAATCTACAGAAACCGTGGATTCTGCTGCTGGTTATGTGGTATCCATAGACACATCTACAGATAGTGGAGGAAATGCTACAAATTATGCTTATGTACAGATGGAAAAAGGAACATTCTTAACAGGAGATACCATCAAGTGTGTAGTAGATCCTTTTGTGAAGAATATTTCTTTGTTCAACAACACATGTGCCGGTAATACAGGAGTAACTGTTACAGTTTCTGCTCCCGAGCAGAGATTCAATTCTCTTTTCTTGAATAAATATTCTGGAGAAGTTCTCTATATACAAAACACAGATCCTATACAAATGGCAACAGACACAAACTTTACGACCAGAATTCTTCTGGGATTCTGAACGGAGATATAGATGACTTTCAAGAACCCTGACATTCTTTCCAATGCACCATATTATGATGACTTTAATGAAGCAAAGAATTTTCTTAGAACTTTGTTCAAGCCAGGATATGCCGTACAGGCAAGAGAACTGACACAATTACAGACGGTATTGCAGTCTCAAATTTCTAGATTTGCAGATCATATCTTTGCCGATGGTTCTCAGGTATTTGGTGGAAAGGTGTTCGTTACAAACACCAATTTTGTCCGTGTAGAACAGTTTGTGTATAATATAAGTGGAACGGTTTCCGCAGTTACCTCAGAATCCATACTTGAAGCAAATGTGTCGGAAATAGTAGACGAAACTGTTTCTAACGATGACACCTACACATCAAATAGACTTACAGGAACTCTCGATAAACTATCTGTCCAGATATTCAGGGGTGGAGTTAGCACTGGAACTATAATTCTCAATCATTATATTCCTTCTTTTGATAACGGAGTCGATGACTATCCAGTAATATTCTTTGCAGATGTTACTGGAAATGAAGGTATTCTTCCTGGCGATCTTTTGAAAATCAACGATACTACATGTTTCAAGGTCATAACACCATCTACACAAGCACAGAACATCTATACGATTTCACCAACTGGTTCCGCTTCTCTGGTAAAGGTAGATGCTGGAATCTACTATGTCGATGGAATGTTTGTAAGAAACCGCTCGCAGATACTTGTTCCATACGACATTTCTATTGCAGGACAAGCAGAGGAAAGTTACGAGTCTGGAAACTACAATTATACAAATGTTGAGGCAAATGTAAGATTGTTCACCGCTCCTTCTGTTAGAGTTGGTTTGTATTTGAATAGACAGGTGGTATCGGTTGATGAAGACAATACACTAAGAGATCCTTCGAATGGAATATACAATGCAAATGCACCTGGCGCAGATCGCTATAAGATAAGTTTAGATATAAAGCAATATCCATACGATCCGCAGGATGTGAGTGTTGCAAACTATGCAAATGAAGATTTCATTCAGTTGGCAAGAATAGTTAAGGGTAGATTGGATTGGATTCGTATACTTCCCAACTATTCCCAGATACTAGATTTGTTTGCTAGAAGAACATTCGATGAATCTGGTTCATATACTGTCAGACCATTTGGTCTTGAAGTAAAGAATCACTTGAGAAACGATGTTTATTCGTATGTCGTAGAATCCTCTCCAGATGTAACAACATCCGAGCAATATATCGAAGTTGGTTCGTATGTCTGGACAAATCAAAACATAAGTGATCCTAGACAATCTGGATTTGATTTTGATGCTCAAGCGATAGGTATTGGTGAAATAGTCGGAGTCGTACCATTCAAAGAATTGGCGGTAGGTACTGCACAGCAGACTCAAGGTTCTACATCCAAGATTGTTTATGTAAAATTAAAGAACGATAAGAGAATAGATCTAGGATCTTTGGATCCAAATTCATTCGGTGTGGTGAAATTTGCAAGACCTAGTCAGTCTTTCAACACCAGTACCCTGAAACTAAGATTCCAAAATTTTATAATAGACAGCACTGGTACATATTCTGTTTTCGATCTTCCTGTAGGTGATGCTAATCTAATGAATCTTGCAGTTCAGCCTGGAAAAGCATATGTGTACGGTTATGAAACGGAATTGACCTATCCTAAGAATATTGATTATGATAAGGGTTTGGATTTAACAAAGAATACACAATCTCAGACGGTAAATCTAAATTCTTCTTCTATTTTGGGTAACTATCTAGTCTGTAGTTTTGCCAATGATCCAGTTACGGCAGTTCCTGATTGGGAGAAGTTGCCAAAATTTGAACTACAGACTTCAGATATATTTACTCTAGTTTTGGAAGAAACAGATCTAGTACAGGCAAATGCCGAAATACTATATTGGAGTCCCTATAAATATTGGTCAGATACATCGACTAACTATATGATCGGATTACCAACAGGGTTAGAAGAAGAGAAATACGAAAGCGTTATCTTCATAGCAGATCAATAATCAACGGAAAAATAAAAAATGGCATTTAATTCAACAATCTACGAGCCTAATCTTCAAGACACTACAGCGTGTAATAATAGAAATTCGCCATTTAATTATGTGGCTGGAGATGTATCTCGTACATCTTACCAGATGAGATTGGTTTCGGACAGTAAAACCAGAATAGTTAATGCTGCATTTGCACAGATTATTCAGCCAAATTTTCCACAAGCATATGATCCAAGATTGACTAAGGGATCATATCCATCTGGTGTTGGATTTATTGATAATTATTCTTCTAATAATCTTTATACAGTAAGACAACTCAACAAAGATGGAACTGTTACTGGAGTAGGTAAAACAGTAAGATGGGTTCCTTCCACAGAAGTAGACAGCGAAGCATCTCTGTTTATACAGGTGACATCTGCAAATTCTTTTATTTCTCCTTATGTTGGAACGACTTACAACGCAACAAGTGCATTAGATAGTGGTATCATATTCTCAGAACAATACACTTCGGATGCTGAATTAGTGTCAACTGGTTGGGGAAGTAGTGTAAAATCCATAGAAAATGTGAATGAAGTTTGGGAATTTACTTTAACAACGGACACGACTCATACTGGCGGAACCATAGATGCAACTGGTGTCCTTACTGCAATAAATCTTAAAAATGCAGTAGGAACGCAACTAAGTCAAGGTTATATTTTTAGAACAGAAACACAAAGTGGTTTGCCAATAGTCACTGTTCACCTTTTTACCAATATTAGTAATGTGGATCAAGGGTTTATTTTACAATCTCAACAATTAACCGATGGTTTACCTTGCTTTTCTTATCTGATAAATTCTTCACAAGAACTGACATCTCTTGGATTTGTTAGAATAGAATTTAATGACAGAAATGAATCTAAACTTCCTTTCAACAACAGCGCAATCGAAACCACTACCAGAAACATATACCAATGGAGATGGGATACTCTCACTGGAAACTCCGCTGCAAAAGCACAAGGAGTTTTCTATGCATGGGTTCCTAGTCAAAAAGCACTTTATGTTGGAGAGTGTGACGAAAACAATACATTCGCTGTAAAGTACGGACCAGTGTATCAATCTGGTGGAATAGTATGGGGAAACGAAGGTTTCACCACTAATACTAATTTCACGGAACGATCTGGTAGATTTGTAAATATTAAGCATAACGAAGAAAACAATTATTCCGATACTAAGGAATATATTCAAGGCGAAACTCTTCTACAGACACTTTCGAGAGATTTCTCCTATGATACAAACTACAACTTCATACCAGGCGAAAAAGTATTCCAGATTCAGGAACCGAATACAAATGGAGATCCAGATAGTTCCGTAAATTACGAATACTCCTCTGCTACTGTAATATCTTGGTCTTATCCAGATCAGACAAATCCTGCGGATACCTCTCCGATGATTTTGGTTGCAAGAATAGACAGATATGGACCAGATCAGCCAGGTGCATTCTCTTCCACTACCAATCCATTTGCAGAATTGAATGATTTTACCGTGGGTGATACTGTTGGAGTTTCTGATTTTGCGTTTGCTGGTAAGATAGTTCCTTACAGAGTTCTTATTGGTTCTCTAACAGGTATTCAGTCTTGGCCATACGAAGTAAACAGTGCTAATGTTTATTTCACCGATAACAGAGAAACAAGAGCCATCAAATCCTCCACTCCAGTAAATTCCACAATAGGAACTACAAGAGTGAGAGCGGTTACTCCATATTCTTCCATTCAAGAAGGAGAAACTGGACCTCTGTATAAGTTCTTCATATTCGATACAGAATTGACAGAACCTGATTCTTCTTTTAAGAATGTTTCTGGACTTGTATACAAATCAGGAGATGTTAGAAAGAAGATCTCCACGGTTGCTCCTTTTAGTGGCAAAAAGAGAGTTCTACAGTCATTTGGAAACACCAATCAGACGATAGAAACATACGACACTGTTGTGTTTGAGCCAGGTAAAGACAAGAATATATTCAAGTTACCTGTTGGAACTGTGTTTGAAAATGTCATGTCTGGTGATAGTCTTTCCGTAGAAATACAAAAAGTATTCAATACTAGATTTGAAAATTCATCTTCAACAGTAACCATAGCACCAAACAGCGGTTCGTCTCCATTGAGTAATTTGACATTCTTAACAGCAGATGCAAATACAAATTGGTTCGTTGTCAATACAGCAACTGGTGAAAAGTATACTCTGGTAACTGGCCAAGCACCACAGGCAAACTCAGATCAACTTTCATACGAAATACAGGGAGATAGTTTGGTTTTGAACAGAGCAGCATCCGAGACTGCACAGGAAGATATAACTGTTTTTGCAAAAATGGATGCGACATTTACTGTTGATACCATCAAGAAGAAGAGACTTTATTCTCAAACAAAGACTGTGACAAGTCTTGCTCTTCAGACTACGGGTAAACATAAAGGCAAGTATACTGCGATCATAGATGCAGATGGTATAGTTGCAAAACTAAACTCTATCTACGCAGTTACTTCAACAGGTCAACCAATAACAGGAACCGCAAAACTCGATGCCTATTTCAAGATAGATGTTGGAGTCACTGATCAGAAGATAGTAAAACCACAACTTGTCTTGAATCCAGGCTATAGCAATCCAGACGGAACACTGAAAGGAGAAGTTTTCTCTACACCAGAGAGCAGCGTTGCGCCAGAATCTGTGTTCTTAGAGGTATCATATGATTACTATGGATATGATACCATAGATGTGCCAGGAATTGCGGCAAGAGAATCTTTCAAGGATTCGGATGGTACTCAATCTAGCGTTGCTGATGTTCCTTTCTACATCAGTCCAAACGACGGTATGATGTACCACGAATCCTCTATAATAGACTTCAGACCTAATGCTTTGCAACCTGGCAATAATGGATTTGATATGGGCAATACAAAGATAGTTCCTCACCCAGATTGGGCGGATTCCATCAATGTGTCATTCTATCTTCCAAGAAGAGACAAACTGATTCTCAATGCAAGAGGCGATTTTGAAGTTTTATATGGAACTCCTTCTTTGACTCCAACATATCCTCAAGATAAACTAAAGTCCATGACTTTGTATCTTTTGGATAAAGCAGATTATATCTTCAATCCAACCGACATCAAGTATAAGATGTTGGAAAATAGAAGATATACCATGCGTGATATCGGTAAGATAGACAACAGAGTTAAGAAACTTGAATATTACACCACACTTTCTCTTTTAGAGAAATCTGCTGAAGATTTGTTGGTTCTTGATGCGAATGGAAATGATAGATTTAAGTCTGGTATTTTGGTCGATACTTTTACTGGTCACAGAATAGGCGATGTGGTAAATCCAGACTACAACATCGCAATGGACTTCAACGAAGGTTATGCCAGACCTCCATTCAGAACAGAAACAACAAGACTTATTTCTCTTACAAATGGAAGCACCACTTTCGTCAAGATAGGTGATAATGGAATAGATTCAGAGACGGATAGAGGAGACTATAGAGACAACATCTATATGTTCCCATATACAAGAGAGGTGTTTGTCGCACAACCACTTGCCACAAGATCAATATCCGTACAACCACACGAAGTAACGGTATTCGAGGGAACTGGAAACATGTTCCCTCCTTTGGATAACTGGGTTGATCGTGAATTCCGTCCTGCTTTAAATGTAAATTTGGCAGGAGATAATGATGCATGGCAAATGATGGTTGCTTCATTCAACAATAACAATCTCGCACCATTCGGTACACAGTGGAATGAATGGCAAACTCTATCCTCTGTTGGTATCAATAGCGAAAGCGAAACACAGACTACCTCCGAAGTTATTGCACAAGGTAATAGAAACAGAGGAGAGTTTCCAACAGGCACTCCAGATATACAAATAGGTTCTGCAAATAGATGGCTGTGGAGAGATACCGCAATAACTACTCTGACCACAACGACTATAACAGAGCAACTTTTACAAGAAAGAACAGGACTACTCAATACTCTCAGCACTTCGACTTCCGAAGTATCGTTGGGTAACAGAATTGTAGATGTTTCTCTACAACCATATATGAGAGAAGCAATATTGAGGGTTTGGGGAGTTGGACTAAAGCCAAGATCCAAGATGTATGTCTTCTTTGATGGTATAAATGTTGCGGAGTATTGCTACAAGTATAACTCGCTAAATGATCTTTTCCAAGATGTTGCTGGAGATATACCAACACCACTTCATTTTGCAACAGCAGATATATCGGATCTGAAGACAAACGATAATGGTGCTGCTTTCATTGAGTTTAGATTACCAGGCGGTACATTTAGAACTGGAGACAGAAAGTTTGAAATCACCGACGATCCTAGAAATGACAGAAATAAAGCGTCTAGTTATGCATCTGCAATCTATTCAGCGAGTGGCCTGAGAACAGTTTCTGAAGAAACAATAGCAACTACTAGAAACTTTGAAGTAACCAGATCAGATCTTCCAAGTGAACAAAGAACCATAGAGAATACCAGAGTAGAGACGGAATCAAGCACCGTAATTCAAAGAAATAACTGGGATCCTCTTGCACAGACTTTCTTCGTAGATCCCGTTCTATACCCAGAAGGTATATTCTTGGAAAGCGTAGATATATTCTTTGCAAGAAAACCAACAGAGAATGTTCCAGTTCACATACAAGTAAGACCAGTTGTGAATGGATATCCAGATTCTGTCAGAATCTATCCAGGCGGAATAGTGTTCAAGCAAATGGACGAAGTAAATGTGTCAGATACTCCAAATGCAAATGACAGTTCAACTATAACAAAGTTTGCATTCAGCAGACCACTGCATCTTCTTCCTGGCGAACACTCCATAGTAGTCAAGAGTCCAAGCAGTGAATATGAAGTTTATATTGCCACTCTGGGAGACTTCTTACTAGGAACGCAAAGCAAAGTTACGAATCAACCATATGTCGGTGTATTCTTCACATCTGCAAATGCCAGCACATGGACTGCTGATCAAAACAGTGACATAATGATGATTCTGAATAAGTGTGTATTTACCACAAATCAAGTTTATGATGTGGAACTACAGAATGAACAAAGAGATGATATCGTTGTATACGAAACCATAAACCTTACTGGTTCTTATGTGGATTTTGCTTCTTGCAGAACACAATGGGAGTTTACTGGTGTGCCAATTACAAACACAACATTTGCTCCGATAGGCATTGAACCAAACGAAAACAAGCAATTGAGATTGTCGTGCAGTTATGGTAAAGATGCAAACAAGACTTGCAGAATAAGCGTGTCTGCATCTACAACAAACAGAGATGTATGTCCTGTTATAGATCTTGATGTAATGGATCTGTTTACGGTTCAGAATCTCTTGGAGTCCAACAGCACGGTGAGTGCAAATGGAGAACTGAATCCTTATGCGGCTTCCACCCAACAAGGTAGCATAGCCAGAGCAAGATATGTTTCCAGAGTAGTGACTTTGGAGGATGGTTTCGAATCCAACAATCTAAAGTGTGTTCTTACATTGCATAAACCAGAAAATACAAATATTCAGGTATTTGCCAAAGTACAAGAAACATATTCTACTGGAGAATTCCACCAGAATTCTTATGTACAGATGACTCCAAATATCACCAATTTCGACTCGTTCTACACCACAAATCCAAACGAATTTGTTGAAGTAGAATTCGATCTACCGTCCGATACCTCTTCTTCCTTCAACAGATTCTGCATCAAGATATGCATGTACAGCACAAATACCGCATATGTTCCAAAGATTAAGGACATGAGAGCGATGGCCGTTCTATGATACCTTTCTTGGACAGAACGGATATAGTCAGAGATCCTTATTCCAAAGCGATACTTTCCAAGGATAAGGCAGGATTTCTTGCTGCCAAGAAAAAGAAGGAAGAAGAATCTAGATATATAAAATTAGAAAAACAGGTTAATCAACTTAAGAATGACACCATACAAATAAAACAAATGTTGCAAGAGTTGTTGAACAGAGGAAATAAATGAGCACAAATACAGACGATATCATCTCTGGTGGGTTGTTTGCTCCTATAGAGCCACTTAAACTTAATGATACTTTTTATACATGGTACAACACTACCAATATCATAATTGATGCGCTAAATCCTCTCGCCATCTACGATGTAGCGGCTGGACCTGGTATAACTGTCACCAAAATATCTGGTGGTGTGGGTGTTGTTAGTGTAAATGCTGGTTGTGGTTTAAAATTCGATACCAATATCTCTTTGACTCTGGATATATCGGGAACTCAGGAATCCTCGACTGTTCAAGAAGAAGATTACTATATTTTTGAACAATATGGTGGGACTAACATCACTACTGATAGTGGTGATTGTGAGACACTTTTTAAAGTTCAAGCAACTAACATACTTCCATATTTTGTTTCAGGTGATCACGATTTCTTAGGTGGCGATACTTCTCTATTCAAGGTATCTTCTACTAATTTTGAAATAGATTCTAATAATGTAGAATTCAAGACAACCAACATCTATCTAAACAACAATCCAACGACAACAGATGATGGGTACGAAGATAGACAAAACATTGCTTTTGTAGGTTTTACCGTTCACGCTGGAGATGAAGAACCAACCTTTGGTTATGATGGTTCTATTCTTGCTTGGAAGAGTAATCAAAACTTTGCAGTGACATCCGACAGATCTTATGTTTCGGACTCGGCAGGTTCTGATGCTTCTTTCCGTTTCAGTACAAAAACCGCATCACAGCAGAATGTTTCGCTTAAATTATTGACTGGCTCCAGAGAGTCTGACATAGATGCTGGTAAGATCTTTAGAATGGAAGCAATCGACAGTATTAATAAGATTTCTTTTCATTTTGATGATGAGAATACAACATTCGGTGAAGTTTCCATGTTCTCTGCTTCCTACAACCAGGCTCTTGATAGAACAGAGTTTCAAATTCAAGGAACTGCGTATATTAGAGACATAGAGGATTCGTCACAGTTTTTGACTGTATCCGATAGTACAGCATATAAAGTTCCAATCACCAATACAAATGGAGTGTTGGACTATAAGTTTACAAACAGATTCGTATCCAGCAATTATTCGCCTACTTTGGTTGTAGGTGATGTTGTTCGTTTTGAGTATTCAGATAATACAAACACCACAGAAGATATTGATGTAGTGGCAGCGCAAGCAGACACAGAATCAAATTCCAGAACAGTCGGTGTAGTAGAATCTATTTCTGGTGGAAAGATTACCGTAGCACTTAATGGTGTCTGCAACAGAACGAGTGTCACATCTGGACAGGTTTATTACCTATCACAAACTCTAGCAGGAAAAGTAACAAGCACAAAACCAACAAGCGGAATAGTAAAAGAAGTATTTGTTGGAGTAGATACATCCAAAGTATTGATATTTGGAACATCAACTCTTCAAACACCTAACTTTGGTAGTGTGTTGGTAGACGGTGGAGACACAGTAGAATCCACGACATATGGTGATACTCTATCTCTTGTTGCTGGATCTAACATAAGTCTTTCGACAAATACAAGCAATGAAATTATAATAACTGCTGGTGCTTTAATTGATGCAGATTACTGGACAACCATATCCACAGACACTGGTGCTCCAAACGAAATTGCAGCAAGTGGACCAGGACAGCAAGCGTTTATTCTTGGTGGAAATGGTGCTTCAACGGAAGCAACAGGACCAGATACAATAGTGGTAAATGCTCCCAATTCATATGGAATCATAGAAATAGTCGGCGAAAATACAGATGAATTGGATTATACTCTAACCGCATCTTCTGGTTCCGATACTCTTACAATTCGTTCTGGCGTTGGTATAAACATAACTTCTTCCACAAACAACGATATTGTGATCGAGGCAACGGGACTTTCGGTTCCAGCAAATAGATCAATCACCAATCAAAAATTGGCTCTAATGGAATCGTATAGCGTCAAGGGAGCGCAACTAAACGGCGAACCTATCGACATATATCAACAAGAAGAAGTTCATGAAATAACATATCCAGTTCTTGCGTCATATTATGATGTATATTATGGAACAGATGGAGAAAGAGTATACAGAGATCCTGTAACCTTAATAGAATATCCATCTCTTACAAGTGAAGTTTTGGAAAGCAGCACTCCAGTAGGAACTCCTAATGCAGTCTCTGGATTTGTAATTGGTAGAGTTGTTGATGAAGAAGGAAATGTATCCGATCTAAAGACACTAAACAGAAAAGAACTTCGTCTAATATTAGGTGCATCTTCCACTGGTTTCTTGGAAGAAAACAACAAACTGTTTAATGCTTGGCAATTATATGACTATAGCGACATACTAACTTCTATAGATTCTGAGACTGCTGAAGGTAAGTCTGGAACTTTGAGATTCGTTGCTGGACCTGGTATAGAACTAGAAGGTATAGAAGGAGTCGCTGGTAGCACATCTAAGTCCATAAAGATAACAGCAACTGGCGATGCCGCGGCGTTCTCAACCATCACGAATGTTACAACCGCAGAGAGTCTTCTGGCCGCTGGTGTTGGTTCTACACTAAACATCTCGGAAAGAGATGCTGTTGGTATTGATGTAACCAGTAACAACGAACTGGATTTCTATATCAAATCTGGTGGTATTACAAACGATATGTTGACAGGAATGCCAGAAAACAGTGTAAAGGTAAACACAGGCGGAACAAACGACACGACACCTGTTGATCTCTATATTGATGAAAATCAAATTCTAGGTAGACTTGAAGATGGTTTTGTTAAAGCACTTTCTGGATCTGAAGTTCGTCAAATAATAGGACTCACATCTTCAGACTACTACAAGGCAATCAGTTGCTACACAGGAGCCACTCTATCTGGTACAGCAAATGCCGCAAGCACAGAAACATTGATTCTGCGTGGTGGAACTAATATAAGTCTTACTGTTCTTGGAGACAGTAGCATCAGAATTGATGCCACTACAGATTCTTCTATGTACGGAATCAAGACGATTTCGTTCTCAGAAACTGGACAAACATATACACCAACCCATTTAATCATGGATGAGGTTTATCTCTCGTCTTCAAGTGGTGTCTATAACAATATTGATGTAATTACTTCTTATTCCTCAAGTACCGATACTTTGACTACAAGTTTTGATCTTGGTGTTATGCCACAAAGATCAGTTAAAGTCGCTGGGTCTGCTTACAACAACGGTAGAGGTGGTTACTTAGCCAGCAATCTGATTCTGCAACAAGGTCATGTTCTTGGTGTAACTACAACTGGAACTGCTGTATCGAGCATACCATTCTCCACTGTAGTTCAGAATTCTGGTCTTAGTTACTACTATTCCGCTAGTGTAGATGGTTACAACATCTATTCTTCGGGAGCAAGTCAACTGAAGTTTGTTTCTGGTGGAAATGTACAACTGTCCTATGATGGAACCAACATCGTAATAACTTCAAACACAGATGTGCAGAGCGATACTACTCCTACTTTGGGTGGAAATCTGGAACTAGATTCCAAGTTCTTCACACAGGGAGCCAAGAAATCTTTAGGACTTACCAATTCTCTGACATATACCACAAATCATTATCTTAATGTTAAAAATGCTGTAAATAAGATAGAACTTGAAGTCATAAGAGACACATCAGTTGCCACTGGTATAGACATAGTTATGACTCCATATGGTACAGGTTCTGTGGTGTCTCCAAGATTCTCTTCTGATGCCATAAACAATTTGACTCTGAAGACAGGAACCAGTGATGGTAAAATAGTGGTGGATGGTAATGCTTCTACATCTACAACAATATCTGCTACTGGAAGTAAAGCACTTTACCTTGCTCCTGGCACAAGTTCAAACGACATAGCGTTACACTTCGATAATGGTGTTTCCGCTAGAACTATTATTGCAAGAAGATCGACTAACGATCTTGGTGTTCTCCACACGAGTCCACTTGGAAACTTGGTGCTGGCAGCAGGACACATCTCAACTGGAATTTCAACTGGAGCGAATTATATTCAAATGAATTCCAGCGTTCTGATGAACTCTAGCAAGACAATAGGTTCTCAAGATAATGTGATTAAGATTAACGCCACTGATAGTGGTTATCTAAAACTATCTGGAACCAACAAATCAGTTTCTCAGAAAGTTTCGTCCACCAGCATGATTACTGCGACTAGCAGAATCATCGACACATTCAAGATTTCCAGTATAGGGACCAGCATGAAGTATGTGGTGAGAGGAGAAAATCCTTCTACAGCCACAGATAAATTCCTATTGGAGTTTAATTTGATTATTTCTGGAACTGAAGTTGTAAGTGAAGTTATTTCCAGAATATATCCTGCTGCTGCGACAGGAACCACAAAAGGTGTAGTTCCATCCGTAGTTTCGGACGGAACCGATGTGGAAGTGTCCCTAAATACGATAGACGGAAACTATACCGTAACTGTTTACAGAACAGCACTACTATAAGGAGTTTATGATGAAGGTTAGTTTAGGTGAAATCTATATGTCCACTTCGACAATGAATAAGTTGATCGACGCTTCTCTTCCTGCCAAATTGTCCTTTAGATTGGTTAGAGCCATGAGGGAAATGAACGATGCACTTAAGAATCTGGAAGAAGAACGAACCAAATTAATCAAAAAATACGGCAAGGATAACGGAGATGGAAATATTACTGTTTCCGAGGAAAATAAAAGTCAGTTTTTAGAAGAATTTAGCAATCTATTGACCGAAGAAATAGAAATACAATGGGAGCCAGTAGATCCAGATACACTTGGAGATATGACTCTCAGCGTAGGTGATATTGCAAAAATTGGGTTCCTCTTCAAGCAGTAACTTTTCATCTCCTCAATTATAAATAATAGAAATTGAGGAGAGAAAATGACACCAACATCGAGAGAACAACTCAAACAGTATTGCCTAAGAAGACTTGGGTATCCTGTCATAGAGATCAATATAGACGATGCTCAGATAGAGGATCGTATAGATGATGCTTTGCAGTTTTTTGCAGAGTACCATTTCGATGGTGTCGAAAGATGTTATCTCAAGAAGCAAATAACCCAAGACGACATAGATAACCGTTATATTGACTTATTGGAACCAACTGTAGCGGATCCTGCCAATGGTATAGAAGCCGCACCCGCTTTGGATCCTGATGGTAAGTCGATCATAACGGTTATTCGTTGTTTTCAATTATTTGATACTCTAGGTGGAACGGGTATGTTTGATGCTCGCTACCAGATTGCGCTCAACGATTTATATGGTTTGAGAACCAACACCTACAGTAATTCTCTGATTGGTTACAACTACACTCGTTCTCATATGCAGTTGTTGCAGGACATGCTTACTCCAGAAAAAGCAATAACATTCAGCAGAGTAACCAATAGAATATATGTCGATATGGATTGGACTACACACGCAACCATAGGAAACTATATGATGTTCGAAGCATATAGAGTTCTTGATCCAGAGACATATGGTGAAATATACAATGATCGTTTGTTGAAACTCTATACTACTGCCAAGATAAAGGAACAATGGGGAGCAAATCTGTCCAAGTTCTCTGGCATATCTTTGGCAGGCGGAATCACTTTGAATGGACAGGAAATATATTCAGATGCTAGACAGGAAATAGAAAAATTAGAGAACGAAGTCCAGAGTAAGTACGAAGCACCACCAAACTTCTTCGTTGGATAATAAATGGCAACAAATCCTTATTTCAACAATACCAAGTATAAACCATCTCAGGATCTAATGGAAGATCTAATGATCGAATCTATAAAGACCAAGGGATTGGATGTATACTATCTACCGAGAAGATATGCAAATAAAGACATAGTTTTTGGAGAAGATCCTATGTCTTATTTTGATATTTCCTTTCCTATTGAAATGTATCTGGACACATTCAACGGATTTCAAGGTGAAAGAGAAATAGTATCTAAGTTTGGTATAGAGATACAGGACAATATGACTCTTACAGTTGCCAAGAAAAGATTTGAACAAGAAGCAGCAAAACTTCCAGCAATGAGTGATCGTCCGATTGATATAGATGCTCCTGCGATGGGAGATCTCATATACTTTCCACTATCCAAAGGTTTGTTTGAAATCAAGTATGTGGACAATAAACAAGTGTTCTTTCAAGGTGGAAAATTGTACACATATAAACTCGAATGCGAACTCTTCAAGTATTCTATGGAAGAACTGAATACAGGAAACAGCGACATAGATGTAATCGAAGACAACATAGTTGGTACTGGTGATTCGGATGGTGATGGAACACCAGACTTCATAAAGGATATCAAGGGTGTCGATGATTCCACTGATCTGCAACTAGAGGGATTGGATATCATAGATTTCACAGAAGTAGATCCTTTTTCCGAGGGTAACTACTGATGTTTACAAATTTCTATCATGGACTTATAAGAAAAACTGTAATTTCCTTTGGAACACTGTTCAACAATCTGTACATAAACAGAACCGATGGACAGGGAAGAAATCAAAAGATAAAGGTTCCTTTGGTCTATTCTCCCAAGGAAAAGTTTATGCAAAAACTTTCACAAAGTTTTGCAGATCTAGAAAATCAAGCCACACAGATAACTCTACCCAGAATGTCTTTCTCGATATCAAACATGCAGTATGATCCAGAGAGAAAAAAGAACAGCATTCAGAAAAGATATAAGGAAACTGTGACTACCAGCGGTGACATGGAGTTTTCATACCATCACTGCAATGTTCCTTACAATCTAGAATTTACCTTGTCTTCTTATGTCCGAAACATGGACGATGGACTACAGATCGTCGAGCAGATACTTCCTTACTTCACTCCAGAATTCACGGTCACGATAAAGCCAGGTGTTCTTGGTGATTCTTATGAAAAACTCGATATACCTATAGTGCTTACTTCGGTCACTACCGAGGAAAAGGCAGAGGGATCTTTATTGACCGAATCTACTAGATTCATAACATGGGATATGGTTTTTGCTGCAAAAATGATGATCTATGGACCGGTCAAGACATCACCCCTTATTCAGAACATCGACGCAAACATATTCAGGTTGGAGGATTAATGGCGCACAAATGGTCACATATCAACATAGCACCAGTAGTCTACGACAAGGACACCAATAGCGATTATATCTTGAACACCAACGGAGACAGGACAGTTCTGAACGATCAATACAACGAAATAGCATCGACCGATGAGTATACAGCAAAGGTTGAGATAGAAGAATATCCATATTGGGAATTCACTAGTCAGGATCCAGGTCCACAATATACGCTACCTTCAAAGAAGTCTGTGTTCGAGTTGTATATAAATCTACAATAAAAGGATTAAAAGATGAGATATAGAAGAGTAGGTAGTTTGTTTAAAAGAAACATCAATGTTTCCGAAGAAATAGGTCAAAATAAAAGAATAGTCATACCAAATCCAGTTACTTATACCGAAGCGGAAATAGCAGAGGAAAAGAAAAAATTAGATAGATTCTCCATATCTTCTGGTTCTGCCGTAATCCCAGTTGAGCCAGAAATAATATTAAATAAGATGAGTTATTTTTCAGATGATGGTTCTAAAATAGCATATTATACAAAAGGATCATCTGGTAAAAATATAACAATATACTCTTTCAATTCTTCTACTTTAGTAAAAACATTTATTACACAGATATCAGTAAATTCTATACCATTCGAGTGTAGAACCACCGAAAAGTGTTTTGTGTCTAATGATGGTAAATATGTTTTATTGTCTGTTCCTTCAGTTAGTTCTTTATATTTTTACAGCACAGAAACTGGTTTTTTGATACAAACAATAACAGATGATCAGACTAATTTTGGATCTATTATAGCGGTAGATTGTGATTTTAAAAGTATGGTAGTATCTACTTCTGATTTAAAAAGAGATCCTTTAATTACCGATACCAGATCTGTAGGTAATTCTGTATCGAGCATAATATGTGTATATAAAAGAAACTATAATAGTTCTGCTACACAAAAATTTATCAAAATACATAGTAGAACCGCATATGCTCCAATAATAGACAATTCTAGTAATGTATTACCATATCCATTTCCTTATGCTCTTGGATATGCTTTAGAAGTAATAGAACCTAATGTTTATTATTTCCAAGGAGTTCATAGAACATCTGATATATGTTGCAAAGGAAATGTTTTTTCTTTAAGTTGTCTAGGGTTGAAAAACGATCAGTTAAATTATAAATGTAGATTTTGGAATTACGACTCTCCTAGATATTATTCACTAAGATCTTCTTTAACATCTTCTCAAGATAATTATTATTTAAAATTTAGTAAAGACTATGTGCCTGGAAGTGGTTTTTTAAGTAATATAAAAAATGATAGTTTTTATAATAACCAAACATATAAAAGCGTCAATAATATATCTTGCAAAATATTTAAAGTAATAAATTCTATAGAGAACAAAGATAAAATAGACGGATCTGCATATTCTTCTTCTCCTATACCTCCAAATATGTTCATATCAGATATAGAAAATACTTCTAATGTTTTTGATGATAATCTAAACAAAAAACACGAAATATACGCTTTGTATAATTACAGTTTATTTGATAATTTGTATAAATCTTTTGATAATTATGAAACAATTTTTGATATTAGATCTGAGGAAATTGTTCACAGTAAAAATATATTAAATGATAATTATTGTTATTATATTACCGTTGTGATGACGAATGATATTAAAAATATTAGAATACATCGTTATCCTATACACAGTTCAGATAATTTAAATATTTTTAATTATATTGATTATGTTTATAATGGTTTGGACTATGATATTTCTCCTAATGATCCATCAATCGGTTTGGTTAAAATTATTTTTAAATCTTCTGATAGAAATAATTTAGAAAATTGTTTTCTTTCTAACGATGATGTTAATAATATATCTGGATATTCATTAAATATAGTAGGATATAATAAACCATTTTTAAGCAATCCGAGTTTGTGTTCGAATTGTGAATTTGATTTTGAATCAAATATCATGGATGAAACTTTGCACAATTGTTTTGTGTCTAATCATTATATGTTTTTAAATTTTAATACAAAAACTATTATATTTAAAATAGAAAACGATGTATGTAAATCTTTAAAGTTTGTGACAGAAATAGACACTCTGAAAGAGTATACTTTTAATTATAATGAAAATGGTGAATTTTTTGGTAAATTGAATAAAATATATAAATTCAATAGACAAACTAACGAAATAATAGAGAAAGTTAATTTATAATGCCTATTTTTAATACTCCATCTACTGGAATATACTCTACAGATCAACAAAGTGTAGGAATATCTCCATTTATTTTTTCCGATAGTTTGAGCACTAGGGATGATATTTTTTTCTGCTCAGATCTTTCTTTTTTAAATTTTATCAGAATAAGGGCTGGTTTGTCTATTATAAATGATGTTTCATTAAATGAATATTCTTTATTGGTTTTTGTATGCGATGATGTAATTGATACAAATTTTGTCAATATATATTCTATTAAAACATTAAATTTAAATATAGTATCTAATTACTTAAATGCTAAAATAAATTCTAGTATGCCTAATCACGAAACTATGTGTGACACGATTTCTTATGATGAAGTTTTATCTTTGTGTAAAGAATATAAAATAATATTCAGAATAACTAATAATATTTCAAAAGATAAAGATATATTGAGTTTAAAAAATGGAGACATTTTAAATAATTTTAAATTAATTTTAGACGGTTTGGACAGAGGACCTTATAGTGTAAAATTAGAACATATTGATATTTTAAGTCCTTTAGAATTTAATGATACTGAGCGTTTGAATGTATATACAAATACTCTGAGTATTTTTGGTTATGAAGGTATCAGAACTTTTTATCCAGAAGAAATATTGAATAGCAATAATCTTATGCCCATGATCTGCATACAGCATGGTGTAGCACATGAACACCAAGGATATGACATATATGCATCTAAACTAGCATCTTATGGATATTTTGTTTGTATGTTACAACAAGAAACATATGCTGGAAATTCTACAAAATTTGGAAATTATCATATTTTAGGAAAACTTAGACATTTAAAAAATAATATTAGTAAAATAAATTCAGGAAAGTTTAATAATAAAATTAATTTTAATAAAATAACATTAATTGGTCATAGTCAGGGTGGAGACAAAGTGTATAGTGCTTGCACAGAAGTTGGTATAGATCCTGACTCTGGAATAGATATAAACGATATAATGTGTCTTGTTTTGATAAATCCAGCAATTGCGTTTGAATTTTCTTTGGCTGGATTCAGAACATCAGCAGCAACTCCAGAATCAACTTTTAGATTTGCCGCAGATGTTCCTTTACTTTGCCTTGCATCTGATCGTGACGATGCAGTTAAAAATATAACTTATGATTTTTTTGCTAACTATGGAATGGATGATAATTTTCGAAATAAAAATTACAAAAGAATAATTTCTTTTAGAAATACTCTACATGGAGGACCTATATTAGATTTTTCTTATTTAAATTACATAGATGCCACTTTCGATCAAAATTTTGACAATAGAACTTATTATACTAAAAATTCCAAAGCAAATTCTATAAATTATGCAGCATCTTATGTTTTATATTTTTTAAGTATGTGCTTAAAACAAAAAATAAACTCATCGTCTATCATTACAAGCAATTTTAATATTGTTGAGAATGAAAATAAAATTAAACAATGCATTTATACAATAGATCACGAAAAATCTTCAAATATACACACAATAATAGATGAATATAACAATTTAAGCCCAGATTTGACACACAGTGGATTGGATTTTTTATTCCAGGCAACCGATGCACGAGATGTGTATCAGTCTTTTGATAATTTTGATGGTATTTTTACTAGAAGATCAAATGAAAACAGTGGAGGTATCCGTTTATCCTATACTGGTGATAGTTTTATTAGATATGATTCTGAATATGATTTTACAAACTGTAGATACTTAGAAATATATTCAGCACAAGTGCTGGATTATAGCGGCACATATAATGATTTTTCTACAGATAAGAATTTTTGTTTACAGATTGTAGACGGCAGGGGTAATGAAGTATTGATGAGTAGCAAATTATACAACAATGGTATACCAGTTCATATGAACGACACTCAGAATCACACAATTACTAAAAATCCTTTTAGTGTTACATGTCCTATTCCAATACGATTTAATATGCAACACATACAGCAAATAAATCCAGAGTTAGATCTGTCGGATATAAGAAGTATAATATTAAAATTTGGTCCTTCTTTTGGATCATCTACTGGTAGGATAGCAATTTACAGAATACAAACAATCAATTGAGAAATATTTATGAGCGATAATATATACGATAAAATGGAAAAAATATTTGATTTAGAAGTACCTACAATACCAACATCGGTTGGTGATATTCTTCCAGTAAAGGAAGTGACTGTAGACAAGGAAGATGTGGACAAAGATTATACCACCGTCAGAGAAAATCTGAAGGATATAGTCAAGAGAGGAACCGAAGCGATAGACGGCATCATGTTGGTGGCTTCTGAATCACAGTCACCAAGAGCATACGAAGTCGTTGCTACCTTGATCAAGAGTGTTGCGGATGCAAATAAAGATCTGCTGTCTCTCCACAAGCAAATCAAGGAAATAAAGAGAACTGAAGTAGACAATTCCTCCACTACCATAACAAACAACTCTTTGTTTGTTGGCAGCACATCCGAACTACAGAAACTAATAAAAGGTAAGATGAAGGAAATAGACGAAACGAAGATCGTAGATGAGTAACAGTTATCTCGGAAACGAAAATCTAAAAGCCGCTGGTGTTAAAGTTTCTTGGACACCAGAGCAGATCGAAGAGTATGTAAAATGCTCTCAGGATCCTGTCTACTTCATTAGAAAATACATCAAGATCATCAACCTAGACAAAGGTCTGGTGAACTTTGATATGTACAAATTCCAAGAAGATATGGTGACGAAGATACACAACAACCGCTTCACCATAGCCAAGTTACCTCGTCAATCTGGAAAATCGACCACAGTTGTTTCTTATATTCTTCATTACATTCTGTTCAATCCAGAAGTAAATGTGGCAATATTGGCACACAAGCAGGAAATTGCTCGTGAACTATTAGGTAAACTGAAAGTAGCATATGAATATCTGCCAAAATGGCTACAGCAGGGTATTCTGGAATGGAATAAAGGTTCTATTGTCCTTGAAAACAAATCAAAGGTAAAAGCATCAGCAACCTCATCTAGTGCCATCCGTGGTGGTTCTTTCAACCTGATCTTTTTGGACGAGTTTGCGTATGTCCCT